GGTGGGCGGGAGAACGAACAAAGGAAGCGATATGACCCGACTATTCACCGCGAAGAACACCAACGGCGCTACCGTCCATGACGTTGAAGGCGGGCGCAGGATTGATCAAGTAATGTCCATTGATGTTGACGCTGGAGTGGTTACCGTCGCCGACCAGCCCGTGCGCCTGGTGGGCGATGAGATCGCTACGCACGTGGAGCGTTATCGCTCCATCTACCCAATATACGGCGGGAGGCGGTCGCCTCAGGCGTTCCATTGCTACGGACAACATGCCTGAGATGGCTAGCATTACCCTTAGGGCAAAGGTCGCATGGTGGGTGATCCCGTACATCCGCTGCGTTCAGGTGTTCGCGTTGCTGTTTGGCATGGAGCCTGATGTGAAGAAGGTTTTAGCCACTGCACTTAAGGGGATCAAGGTAGGTCTGTGAAGCTCGCCACACTCAAGCCACGTCTGGCCGTCCTGGTCACTCAGCGCATACCAAGCCAAGAGACAGAGCGCCTCAGGGGCAGGGCGGCAGTAGAGCGCCGAGCACGCTGGCTAAGCCTGCACCCGCTCTGCGTGGAGTGCCATGACGAGGGCAGGACTACGGTAGGCGATGTGGTCGATCACGTCATCCCTCTATGGAAGGGCGGCAAGGACGACGAGTCCAATATGCAGACCCTTTGCCAGACGCCGCACCACGATGCCAAGAGCAAGCGTGAGGCGGCAGAGCGGGCGCGAGGCGGCTGAGGCGGAAACACCAATAGGCAATAGAAAGCACTATGTATCAGGCGTTGGCATTCATCGCAGGCTTCGCTGCCATCTTCATCATTGCCTATTGGTACATCGAGGTGTACACGGCGCGCAAGCACTGGCGCGAGGCTCAGCAAGAGGTGGCCGCGATGAGGTTGCGCTACAGGCTGGAGGTCGAGCGGCGCTCTACAGCGCCATCCTGACGCGACGGCGAGGCACTTCATTGGCATAGGGGGGGGGCGGGTCGAATCTTTGGAGGGTCCCCCTTCGGAAACCGACTGGTTTCTCACGCAGAGAGAATTTTCCCCTTTTCACATCAGGAATCAGCAAATGGCAGGCGTCAAAGGCAAGAGCGGAGGGCCTCGGAAGAATGCTGGTGGCGCTCGGCCCGGTGCTGGGCGCAAGCCAAAGCCAAAGGCTGATCCGAAATCAACAAATGCAGCGTCGGCCGTGAAGGTCGGACTGGAGCCGCAACCGCATGGCGGCGCGCTGAAGCGGTCGAAGGCAGAGCCGGTGCCGATTGGCGACATTGACATGCTGCAGATGCTGCAGGCGGTCGCGCTAGGCCATGTGGAGGCGACGACCGTCCAGGTTCGGGCGGCAATCGCGGCGGTGCAGTACACGCACATGAAAAAGGGCGACGGCGGCAAAAAGGATGAAACCGAGGAAAAGGCCAAGAAAGCAGGCCAAGGCAAGTTCAGGTCGGCTCCTGCGCCATTGAAGCTGGTCAGGCACTGAGATGCCGGAATGGAGCACGGCCTGCCCTGACTGGGCGGGTCGGCTGCGGGCGCGCGAATCTATCATCCCGCCCCCTATATTTCCAGAGCGGGCAGCGGAAGCGCTGGAGGTGTTCAAGGCGCTGCGGATCGTTGATGCGCCAGGAAGCCCGACCTTTGGCGAGTCCTGCGACCAGTGGGTTTTTGACATCGTGGCGTCGGTTTTTGGTGCGTACGATGCCGAATCGGGCCGCAGGCTGATCACAGAGTGGTTCATCCTGGTCCCGAAGAAAAATAGCAAGAGCACGATTGCCGCCGGCATCATGCTCACGGCGCTGGTTCTCAACTGGCGGCAGTCGGCCGAATTCTCAATCCTGGCGCCGACCATCGAAATCGCGTCGAACAGCTTTTCCCCGGCTCGCGATATGTGTGCCGAGCGGGTTGACGAGGAATTGGCGGCGTTGATGCACGCTCAGTCCCATGTAAAGACGATCACGCACCGCGAGAGCGGGGCATCTTTGAAGGTTCTGGCGGCTGACAACAACACAGTAGGCGGAAAAAAGGGAGTCGGCACACTGATTGATGAGCTCTGGCTGTTCGGAAAGATGCCGAACGCAGAGAACATGCTGCGCGAGGCTACGGGCGGGCTGGCGTCAAGGCCGGAAGGCTTCACCATTTACCTGACAACGCAGTCGGACGATCCTCCGGCCGGAGTGTTCCGCCAGAAATTGCAATACGCCCGCGATGTGCGCGACGGCAAGGTGATCGATCCCCGGTTCGTGCCGATCATCTATGAGTTTCCACCCGACATGATTGCGGCCGGAGAGCATCGAAAGCCAGAGAACTTCGCCATGGTCAACCCGAACATGGGCTATTCCGTGGACCGCGAATTTCTCGAACGCGAGTTTAAGAAGGCGGAAAACGACGGCGAAGAGTCAATGCGCGGCTTTCTCGCCAAGCACCTGAACGTCGAGATTGGGCTAGCGCTCAGGTCAGACCGTTGGGCCGGAGCCGACTTTTGGCAATCATGCGAGGTCCAGGCGGTCACGCTGGACTACCTGATTGAATGGTCCGAGGTTATCGACTTCGGGGCCGATGGCGGCGGGCTGGATGACTTGCTTGGCCTGTGCGCGCTCGGCCGGCACAAGGTAACGCGAAAGTGGCTTATCTGGTGTCGGGCCTGGGCGCATCCGAGCGTGCTGGAGCGCCGCAAATCAGAGGCCGCACGGTTCCGCGACTTCGAGCGGGACGGCGATTTGGTGCTGGTCGAGCAGATGGGCGACGACGTGATTGAGTTGGCCGAGATCGTCTCTCGCGTCGAGGCATCCGGACTTCTCGATAAGGTCGGATGCGATCCTGGCGGCCTTGGTGGAATCCTTGATGCCCTGGTCGAGGCCGGAGTTCCACAGGAAAAAATAGTCGGCATCCGCCAGGGGTGGACGCTTGGCGGCGCCATCAAGACGCTGGAAAGAAAGCTGGCAGAGGGAGGCGTAGAGCATGCGGCGCAGCCCCTAATGAACTGGTGCGTTGGTAACGCGCGGGTCGAGCCAAAGGGCAACGCCATTCTCATCACAAAACAAGCCTCCGGGTCCGCGAAGATTGATCCGCTTATGGCCGCTTTTAACGCCGTCTCATTGATGGCGCTCAACCCCGAAGGGCAAGGTTCTATGGACGAATGGCTTAGCAATCCCGCTAGGGCTGGGCGCGGATGAAGCGCCACGGGGCCATTGCCCGCATCCGAGCCGCAGTTGATGGATGGGTGCGTTCGTTCTCTCTTCGGGACAAGGAGCTTTACGCCGGATCGGTCGAAGCCGATACAGGGTCCTCCGTGACGGCTTCGGCTGTTATGCAGCTGGACGCCGCATGGAGCTGCGTCCGCCTGATCTCCGAAACGATCGCAACGCTTCCGCTATCGATGTTCGAGCGAGCGCCTGGCGGCAAGCGCATTGCGCCGCAGCACGCGCTGCACTTCGTCATTCACGATCAGCCGAACGTCGATTCGACAGCCTCGGTGTTCTGGGAGGCGATGGTCGCATCAATGTTGCTGCGAGGCGCCGGCCGGGCAGAGAAACTGTACGCTGGCCCGCGCGTGATCGGCCTCGCATTTCTAGACCCTGACAAGCTAGTCACTACGAGGAACTCCGACGGACGCCGCATCTACCAGTACCCGCGGCCGAATGGGACGGTCAGAGAGATTGCGGCCGACAGAATCTGGACGATTCCGGGCTTCACCCTGGATGGCGTGAACGGCGTTTCGGTCATCGCCTACGGCGCCAAGGTGTTCGGAGCGGCCATAGCAGCAGAGAAGGCCGCGGCCCAGACATTCCGCAACGGCCTCCTGCAGCGGATCTATTACAAGCTCAGCAAGTTTCTCACTGGCGCGCAGCGCGACCAATTCCAGCGCAGTCTCGCTGGATCGATTGAGCGGGGAGAGGCGCCGCTGCTTGAAGGTGGCACAGAGGTTGAGCCGCTAGGCATCAATCCGGTTGACGCGCAGCTACTGGAGTCCCGCGCCTTCTCGGTCGAGTCTATCTGCCGCTGGTTCCGTGTCCCGCCCTGGATGGTTGGGCACACGGAGAAGTCAACCAGCTGGGGCACCGGCATTGAGCAGCAGATGATCGGCTTCCTGACTTTCACGCTTGGGCCGTGGCTGCGGCGCATTGAACAGGCGATCAGCAAGGATTTGCTGACGCCGGCCGAACGAACCCGCTACTACCCAAAGTTTGCCGTAGAGGGCTTGCTTAGGGCGGACAGCGCTGGCCGTGCCGCCTTCTATGGCGCCATGGTGAACAACGGCATCTTGACTCGAGACGAAATCCGGGAACTGGAAGACCGCGAGCCGATGGGCGGAAATGCAGCAGTGCTCACGGTGCAATCTTCGATGACCACGCTGAACTCCCTTGGAACCACCACCGACGCGAATCAGGCGCGGGCCTCTATGCGCGCCTTTCTCGGCTTCGACGCCGAACCCTTGAAGGGATAACCAATGACGATCAAAACGCTACCGGGTGCTCCGGAGGGGCGCCCCTGCACTGGTGTGACCAGCCAAGTGCAGACCCGTGCTATGGACCGCTGGAATTCAGGCGTTCGCGCTGCGTCCGACAAGGAGGGCGACCGCTCGATCAGCGTCTATGACGTGATCGGCCAAGACTACTGGACCGGCGAAGGCGTTACCGCCAAGCGGGTAGCAGGAGCCCTGCGCGCGCTGGGCGCAGGCCCGGTGACTGTGAACGTGAACAGCCCCGGCGGCGACATGTTCGAGGGCTTGGCAATCTACAACCTGCTGCGCGAGCACGACGGCGAAATCACCGTAAAGGTGCTTGGCCTAGCCGCATCCGCTGCTTCGGTCATCGCCATGGCGGGCGACAAGGTGCAGATTGCCCGCGCTGGTTTCTTCATGGTGCACAACTCATGGGTGATGGTCGCTGGCAATCAAAACGACCTGCGCGAGGTGGCAGACTGGCTGGAGCCCTTCGATGCGGCCATGGCCGGAATCTACGCCGCGCGTACCGGTGCAGACGTTAAGGCGATTCGCAAGTTGCTTGACGCTGAATCGTGGATTGGTGGCGAGTCCGCCATCGAGGACGGCTTCGCGGACGAACTGCTCCCGTCTGACCAGGTCGCCAAGGGCTCGGCGAAGGCCAGCGCATCGGCTGTTCGCCGCATCGAATCCGCCCTGCGCGCCAGCGGCATGCCAAAGAGCGAGGCCATGCGCCTTATTTCCGAATTCAAGTCCAGCTCGGGCGATCCGGCTGGCAGCGGTGAGGGCGATCCCACCGGACGCGAGGCGGGCGACCCGCCTGCCGCAAGTGCCCAAGTGTTCCAGGCCCTCCAAGGCTTCTCCCTCATCCAATCCTGAAAGGTATTCCATGACCATCGACATCGAAAAAATTAACGTCGAACTGAAACGCATCGGCGACGAAGTGAAAGCGTCCGGCGAAAAGGCGCTGGCCGAAGCGAAAAATGCCGGCAAGCTGTCCGAAGAAACCAAGGCAGAAGTTGACAAGCTGCTGGTGAAGCAAGGTGAACTGCAGGCCAACCTGCAACACACCCAGCAGGCCCTTGCCAAGCTGGAAGCCAACGGCGCCGGTGGAGACGTGCAGCACCAGTCCCTGGGCCAGCAGTTCGTCAGCACCGACGACTTCAAGGCGTTCGCCAGCAAGACCACACCGCGCGGGCGCGTGGACATGACGGTCAAGGCGGCCATTACCTCCGTCACGACGGACACCGACGGCGCCGCAGGCGATCTGGTTCAGACCACCCGCATCCCTGGCGTGTTGGCCCTGCCGCAGCGCCGCATGACGGTGCGCGACCTGATCTCCCCCGGCCAGATGGACGGCAACGCACTGGAGTACGTCAAGGAGACGGGCTTTACGAACAACGCCGCCACGGTGGCCGAAGGTGCTGCGAAACCGCAGTCGAGCATGAAGTTCGACCTGGTGAGCACGACCGCCAAGGTCATCGCCCACTACGTCAAGGCTTCGCGCCAGATCCTGAGCGATGCCTCGCAGCTGGCCAGCCTGATCGACCAGCGCCTGCGTTACGGCCTGGCCTACAAGGAAGAGCAGCAGCTGCTGAACGGCGACGGCACTGGGCAGAACCTGCTGGGCATCATCCCGCAGGCGACCGCCTTCTTGGCTCCGTTCGACCCGGCCGGAACTGAGACGAATATCGACAACATCCGCCTCGCGCTCCTGCAGGCGGAACTGGCCGAGTATCCGTCGTCCGGTGTGGTGATGAACCCGATGGACTGGGCGCGCATTGAGCTGCTGAAGGACACCACCGGCCGCTACATCATCGGCAACCCGCAGGGCGCCATCGGTGCCACGCTGTGGAACCGCCCGGTGGTGACCACCCAGGCCATCGCTGTGGACAAGTTCCTCGCCGGCGCCTTCAAACTGGGCGCGCAAGTGTTCGACCGCTGGCAAGCCCGGGTCGAGGTTGCCACGGAGAACGAGGACGACTTCATCAAGAACATGGTTACGGTCCTGGCGGAAGAGCGCCTGGCCCTGGCTGTGTACCGGCCCGAAGCGTTCATCTACGGCGACTTCGGCAACGTCGCCTGATCGGCTGCAACGCAGCGGGGGGCCGTGATCGGCCTCCTGCTCACAAGGAGACTCCCATGCTTATCAAGTTCAAAGCGCCGGACCCGAGGGCTGGAATGGTCGCTCAGATGGATAGCCATCGTGGGCATGACCTGGTTGCGTCCGGAGCGGCTGACGTAGTTGACGAGAGCGGCGCATCGGAGCCGGCCGCCCCAAGCGCGGAGCCTGCCCCCGTTTCGGTTCCGGCGACAGCATCCCCCAAGCGGCGCGGCAAGAGGGCCTGATCCAGGCCACTACGTGAAACGGGCTCCTTCGGGAGCCCGTTTTGCATAGGACGACACTCATGTTGATTACCCCTCAAATCGCTATCGACCATCTGCGCGCGGACGCCGATGATCCGCGCGTGCAGCCCATGCTCGACGCGGCCGAGCGGTTCGCAGTGGAGCGGCTGGACCGAAACGTCTACGAAGACGCCGCTGAGCTGACAGCAGCGGTCGCAGCAGCGCCGGCAGCACTGGCAGCGGCGAAGACGGCCTATGACGCGGCCATTGAGGCGTCCCAATCCTTGACGGATGAGGACCTGCGGGAAGCCGCAGAGACCTACGCCGAAAGCTCATGGCGTTTGGCGCAATCCGCATCGGACCGCACGCAGTACGGAATCGTGATGAACGCCGAAATCAAGGCGGCCATCCTGTTGCAACTGCAACACCTGTTTGAGGGAACGGACACCGTTTCCGCCGTCGAAGCGCTGCTTCAGCCGCACCGCCGACTGGGTGTTTGATGGACTCGCGCCGCCTAAACCGCCGAGTTGTGATTCGGCAGCTTATCGCCGGCCAGGACGAAATCGGCCAGCCGACGCAGGTTTGGTCCGATCTGGCTACGGTTTGGGCCAGCGTGCGCTATCTGTCTGGCGTCGAAACGATCAAGTCTGATGCGGCGACATCCGTTGCGAAGGCATCGATTCGCATCCGGCACAGAACAGATGTGACCGCTGCTATGCGCGTTGTGTTGGGCGCGACGACGTTTGAAGTCAAGGCCGTTTTGCCAGACGAGCAGGCGCGCGATCGGCTCGACTTGGCTTGCGAGGTGGTGTCGTGAAAATCACCATGGACATTGCATCGTTCAAGGTATCGCTAGACGCGCAGCGCGCCAGGATCACGGCTGCAACCCGTCCCGCTGCACAGGCCGCAGCTCAAGTCATTTATGAACAGGCGCGGCTCAACGTCAGATCGTCGAGAAAAGGCCATTGGTTCCACGGCACGTCTTTCAAGAAAACCGGACAGAAGTATTGGTTCGATGCCGGCACGCTGCACGACTCCATTTATCAGGCGTTCAGCAAGGACCACAGTGGAGAAAACAGGGCCACGTATCACGTTTCATGGAACAACAGGAAGGCTCCTTACGGTGCAATGGTCGAGTTCGGAACCAGTCGAGCGCCAGCACATTCGTTTCTAGGCAAAGCGATAACTGAGGTTGGCAACAGGGCGTCAGAGGCCATGAAATCCACCTTCCTCCAGATGGTGAGGTCGGCATGAGCATGGAGGCTGACCTGTTCGCGCTGTTGCAAACGCTGTGCCCGCGCGTCTACCCTGATGTTGCGCCTGCCGGAACTGCCCCTCCGTACGTCACATGGCAGGGCCTGGGCGGACGCACGCTGAGATACACAGACAACACCGCGGCCAACAAGCGCAACACGCTTATGCAGGTCAACGTCTGGTCCTTAAAGCGCAGCGAAGCCAATGCGCTGATCCGCTCCATTGAAGACGCCCTGTGTGCCTCGTCGGCGTTCGTTGTGGAGCCAGAGGGCGAGCCGCTATCCACATACGAAGAGGAAACGCTGCTTTACGGCTGCATTCAGCGCTATTCGATTTATAGCGCCAGGTAACCACGAATCAGGCCGAAAGGCCACCCAGTAAAGCCGCTCCGGAGCAATTCGGGGCGGCTTTTTCATGCCCCGCGTGGGCGTCACCAGCCGCAGCAATGCGGTTTTTTTTCGTCCATCACAGAAAGGGCCATATATGGCACAAGTACCCACTGGCAGCCTCTTTTCCATTGCCTCTGCCTTCGCCTCTCCGAAGACCATCACCGCGATCACCAACGCGACCGAAGCCCTGGTGTCCTGCACCGCGCATGGCTATACCGCGGGCGATATCGTGGAAATCACCAGCGGCTGGGGCCGGCTGAATCTGCGCAACGTCCGCGTGAAAACTGTGCTGACGGATTCGTTCGTCCTGGAAGGTGTTGACACCACCAGCACGAACTTTTTCCCGGCCGGCACTGGCATCGGCAGCGTCCGCAAGGTAACGGCCTTCACGCAGATCACGACCGTCATGTCGCCCTCGTCCAACGGCGGTGATCCCAAGACCGTGACTTACCGTTTCGTCGAGAACGATGTTGAATACAACATCAACGACGGCTTCACTGCGACGAGCTACGCGATGGAGCTGGACGCCGACAGCATCGGCTCTGCCGGCTACACCGCGCTCAAGAGCCTGACCGATGTGCAGACGCAGACCACGCTCAAGATCGTGACCCGCAACGGCTCCATTGTGCTGATCCCCTGCACCGTGGCGCTGAACGAGTCCGTCCTGATGCAAGACGGCCAGATCAACAAGGTCAAGGTCGGCTTCAACGGCACGGGCCGTCTGACCCGTTACGCCTCCTAAGTCTCCGGCCATCGGCCAACCCAGCACCGACGCAGGCTGCTGTCTTCCTTTCGCGAGGAAGCGGCAGCTTGCGCACGGGCATTCCCAACCCTCGCGAAAGAAACCATCATGGCAAAAATCAAACTTGGTGCAACGCCCAAGAACTTCAAGAAGACCGTCACATTCCCCATGCTGGACGGCTCCACCGGATCGATCGAGATCACCTACCGCTACCGCACCCGCACGGATTTCGGCCTGTTCATCGATGAGCTCATGGAGTCCGCCAAGGTCAAGGCGCCGAAGGATGCCGATGCTGAATTCAGCATGGCGGACCTGATGGAAAAGACCGCCGGCAGCAATGCCGACTACGTGTTGCAAGTGGTTGACGGCTGGAACCTGGATGAAGACCTGACGCATGGCAACGTGCAGCAGCTCGCCGACGAAATGCCGGCCGCCGTGAACGCCATCATGGAGACGTACCGTGTCGCCGTGACTGAGGGGCGCCTGGGAAACTGAAGGCGGCAGCAGCCGCGCAGTACGCAAAAACCCCCGAAATTGCTCCCGGCTTCACGGCCGAGGATT